CAACCAGAAATTCGTATAGATAAAGTAGGTGTTAAAAATGTTAATAAGATTGTTAAAGAAGAAGTTGAACTTGAAGAAAAAGTAAAACAACCTAGACAATTAATTAATCCAAGTAAAGAAGCTATGGTTGTAAAAAATAATAAAGTTATCGTAGTTGATAAAAAAGATTTAAAACAATACACATCAAAAGGTTGGTCTCTTGCAGAAGATGTTGAACTTGATGAAGTATTAAAACCAAAAGATAAAAAAGTTATAGATGATTTCGTTCAAGCAAATAAAGGCACTGGAGTACAAAACTTTACTAAACGAGGTAATATAGTAGATTATGAAGGAAGAAGTTTAGAGAAAAGTGGTATGGGTGCTCAACAGATTGCAAGTATTGAATCTGACCCTAAAGACTCACATAAAATAAAAGTACACGCAAAAATGGATAGTAGGTCAACTCAATCAATAGTAAACTACCTTAAAAAAAGCGCTAAAAAATATAATATTAAGGTAGAAGAAACAGTCAAGGAAGAACCTATGATAGAAGTTAATGAACTTGAAGAGGCAGTTGCAAATTTATTTGTAAAAGGTGATAATCCAAATCAAATGGCATTGAAGATTGCAAAAAATGCTAAAGGATTAGGATTAAAATCTGCAATGATGGGTAATCAAGTTAGAGTTAAAGGTTCACAGAGACAAGTCAATGATTTTATGAGGTCTGTTCTAGGTAAATCATCTATGGGTAGTCCAACAGAAAAAGGTGCATCTAATCCACAAATTGACAAAATGTTAAACAAACAAATGAAAGAAGATGTATTTAGGTCAAATGATTTTGTTGGAAAAATCATGGAAAAAGTAAATGATTTTGGAAACGAACACGAACTTGTAGAAACTAATTTAAAAGTTTTACAAAACATTGTGAAAAGAAAACAAAATCAAAAAGTTAAGTTCAAAGACAAACAGGCAACTGTTGACTTATTTACTGCAAGTGCAATTATGAAAGTATATGATGCAGTAAAACCAGATAATAAAAAGAAAATAGAAAAATTGATGAACGGAACAATTACTGACTTTTTAAAGTTACAAAAGTTTGCAATGAAACAAGTGAAGTTTGCGTAGGTTGATATGAAAAAGTTCAAAGAATATTACAACTTTCCTTATGCAGATTTAACTACTAAACCTATGGCTGATTTAAATGCAGCTAAATTTAGTAATGATATGATTAACAAACTTAGAAAAGCATATGAACCTTTAAAAGGTAAAAAGATTAATCCAACACCTTTAATGAAAGTATTTGATAAGATTGATTCAAATAAAGATGGTTTAATTCAATTATATAAAGCAGATATACCTTTCGTCAGTATGATGGCAATGTCAAGACTTATGTTAAAACACAATTATAAAGCATCTGATATAAACAAACTTGGTAAAATTAGAATGGAAGATTTTGTAGAAGAAGTTGAACTTGATGAAAACAGATATATGAGAGGTGGAGTTAGATTATCTTTTGATGATGATAGATTTGGTGGTAAAAAAATGATGATACAAATAGGAACAGATACATTAGATGTTCCTAATAGTCAAATTAAAAATTTTTTAAAATTAATTAGAGGTTTATCTGATTCGGAGTTTAGATAAATGATATTTGGTTATGCAAAAATGGCAATCACTTTAGTAATGATTATAGGTATCGGTGGTGCGTTGACTTATGTTTTCAAACTTCGTGCAGACAACGCTGTACTCAAAGCAAACAATATGGTATTAGAAAAGAGTGTAGAATCTCAACAACAAGTTATTGCACAACAAAAAGAAGATTTCAAAACAATATTAGAAACAAATCAAAGACTTACAACACTTTCAAACAATCTTCAACAAGAACTCAATGATTTAGATAAACGATTTACTAAAGGTGATAGAGATATAGGTAAAACTGCAATCGCAAAAGATAAAGTGATTCAAAGAATAATTAACAAGGCGAGTGCAGCTGCCCTTAGATGTGTAGAAATATCGTCTGGTTCACCACTAACAGAGAAAGAATTAAATGCAACAAAGAAAAGTGAAATCAATAGGGAGTGTCCTTCTATCGCTAACCCTAATTATATTCCTTACTAGTTGTTCTAGTGTTAAGAAGATAGAAACTTTTTTCACACCAGTTGAAAGAGAACCTCTTAATTTAAAAGAACCAGTTTTAGGTAAACTAGAATCAATTAAGTGGATTGTTATCACATCAGAAAATGCAGAAGAAGTATTTAAGAAACTAGAAGAAGAGGGTATTGACCCAGTTCTATTTGGTCTTACAGACAATGATTATCAACTGATTGCAAAAAACTTTGCACAGATAAGACATAATCTTAAAACTAAATCAGAGATTATTAAATCTTATAAAGATTATTATGAACTTAATAAAGTAAAACCAAAAGGAGAATAAAATGCCATTTTTTTGGTTTTTGTTTGTACAGACTTTAAGAACACTTTTTGTAAATAGAATGACTTTATGGTTAGGTAAAACAAAATTAGGTATTTGGTTAAAAAATAATTTTGATATTATACTAAATAAAATTGTTAAGACTAAGAAAAATACTTGGAAACAAGATATTGAAAATAGACTTAAAACTTTAGAGGAGAAAGTAAATGGACAAGATAAAGGAAACTCTTGAAACATTAAAAGATTGGGCCATATCAAGATGGCACGAAAGAACTACTTGGGACGGCGCAGTGTTAATATCGGTAGGATTAATCGTTTTATTATTTGCACCACTTATGAAAATTGCTGCTTGGGCTGCAATAGGTTATGGTACTTGGACTTTAGTAAAATCTGAATGGTAGTCATTTGTTTGACTGTTTGTTTAGTCAAATTATGTTTATTGTCAAATATTTGAAATATCATAAATATTAATAGGAAACTATTATGACTATCAAAACAGAACTAGAACTTCTTAAAAAGGATGTGAGTGACATGAAACATATTCACTCACGCCTTGACACTGCAATTACTAAACTTACAGATGTATCAAACTGTATTAATAAAATACTTGCAGTACACGAAGAAAAACTTGCAAGACAAGAAGAAGAATTAGTAAAAAACGAAAAAGAAATAAAAAAAGAAATACAAGAATTACATTCAAGGGTTACATCAAATTATAAAGAAATAGTAACACTTATAAGTAAACACAATTCAGATGATATTGAAAGATTTCATCAACTTCAAAGAGAATTATCTAGTAGGGTAGGTATATTAGAAAAGTGGAGATGGATTATTATCGGAGGTTCAATAGTTGCTGGATTTATTCTTCACAAAGTAATAATGTTTGCAATGTAGTATTGACAATCTTTTAATTATGGTATATAATGTTTATCTATGAACACTTTTGTTGATACAAAATATATTGGTCTTTTATCTTCAAAGTTATCACAGTTTAAAAAGAAATCTGGTAATCTATACAATTTCAGATGTCCATACTGTGGTGATTCAGAAAAGTCTAAAACTAAAGCCAGGGGTTATCTAATACTCAATAAGACATTTTATGTTTATAAATGTCATAATTGTGAGAAATCTACTGACTTTGGTAGTCTGTTAAGATATGTAAATAGTGATTTGCACAAAGAATATACATTTGAAATCTATAAAAATAAGAATGTATATATACAATCAGACGATAATAAAAAAGATTTAAACTTATCTAAACCAGTATTTTTAAAAGGGGATTCTCCACTCAAAAAACTCAAGAAAATTTCACAACTTAGTCCAGACCACCCAGTAACTAAATGGGTAAGAAATAGACATATTCAAAGTCGTTTTCACTACAAGTTGTTTTTCTGCAACAGATTTTATGAGTGGGTTAATACTTTCATACCGAACAAGTTTTCATCTTTAAAAGGTGACCACCCAAGATTTGTGATACCTTTTTTAGATAAGAGTAATAAAATGTTTGCACTACAAGGTCGTGCATTTGGTAAAGAAGAACCAAAATATTTGACCATTAGATTAAGTGATGAGAAGAAACTATATGGTTTAGACAGTATTAACTGGGGTAGGAAAGTTTATGTTGTTGAAGGCCCGATTGATAGTTTATTTCTAGATAATTGTGTTGCAACTGCACACTCTGATTTGAGAATTGATAAGAAAGATAATGTGACATTGATACCAGATAATGAACCAAGAAATAGGGAAATAGTAAAAAGAATTAGAAGTTTTATAGAAGATGATTTTTCTGTATGTTTGTTTCCAGAACAAATAAAACAGAAAGACATCAATGAAATGGTTGTGTCTGGAGTAAAAGACATAAAGAAACTAATAGACAATAACACATATAAAGGACTAGAAGCAAAAGTCCGATTTAACGAATGGAGAAAAATAGATGCTTAATGGTAAACTTCCAACAAAATATCAAGAATTTATCCACCTTTCAAGATACTCAAGGTGGGTGCCAAAAGAAGGTAGAAGAGAAACTTGGAGAGAAACAGTAACAAGATACTTTGATTTCTTTCAAGAACATTTAAAACAAAGTTGTAAATATAGTTTAGATAAATCATTAAGAGAAAAGTTGGAAGATGCAGTAATACATCTTAAAATTATGCCTTCTATGAGATGTTTAATGACTGCTGGTGAAGCATTAAAAAGAGAGAATATTGCTGGTTATAATTGTAGTTATGTTGCAGTTGATAGACCACAAGCGTTTGACGAAATACTATATGTATTAATGAACGGAACTGGTGTAGGTTTCTCAGTTGAAAGACAGTTCGTTAGTAATTTACCAACAGTTGCAGAGGAGTTTCACCCTAGTGATACAACTATTGTTGTTCAAGATAGTAAAATGGGTTGGGCAAAGGCATTTAAAGAACTTGTTGCAATGTTATATCACGGACAAATCCCTAAATGGGATTTAAGTAAAGTAAGACCAGCTGGTGCTCCACTTAAAACTTTTGGTGGTCGTGCATCTGGGCCTGAACCTTTAAGAAGATTATTTGAATTTACAACAGAAATATTTCAAAATGCACACGGAAGAAAATTAAGTTCACTTGAGTGTCATGATATTGTTTGTAAGACGGCAGAGATTGTGGTTGTTGGTGGTGTTAGACGAAGTGCATTGATAAGTTTGTCTAATCTATCAGATGATAGAATGAGAGTTGCAAAATCTGGTCAATGGTGGAACGATAATGGACAAAGAGCACTTGCAAATAACTCTGCGTGTTACACAGAGAAACCAGATATAGGTATTTTTATGGACGAATGGAAAGCACTTTATGATTCCAAGTCTGGTGAGAGAGGTATATTTAACAGAGAATCTGCAAAGAAGATTGCAGAGAAAAATGAAAGAAGAGATGTTGGGTATGACTTCGGAACGAATCCATGTTCAGAGATAATTTTACGAAGTAGAGAAATGTGCAATTTAAGTGAAGTTGTTGTAAGAACAGATGATACAGAAGATACATTATTAGAAAAAGTTAAACTTGCAACTATACTTGGAACATTTCAATCAACATTAACTAATTTTAAATATGTGAGTAAAGATTGGAAAAAGAATTGTATTGAAGAAAGACTACTTGGTGTATCACTTACTGGTATTATGGATAACAAATGGACTGCTGGTAAACTGCCTGGTTTAGATGTATTACTAGAAAATTTAAAAAAAATGTCAGTAGACACGAATAAAGAATGGTCTGAAAAATTAAAGATAAATCAATCGGCTGCAATTACTTGTGTTAAACCATCTGGTACAGTTTCACAGTTAGTAGATAGTGCGAGTGGTATTCACGCTAGACATAATCCTTATTACATTAGAACTGTAAGAGGTGATAAGAAAGACCCACTTACAAAGATGATGGTAGAACAAGGATTTCCTGCCGAAGATGATGTTATGAAACCAAATGATACTACTGTGTTTTCATTTCCAATAAAGTGTAGTCCAGATGCAGTATTCAGACAAGATTTAACTGCGATTGAACAACTAGAACTTTGGAAAACATATCAAGTACATTGGTGTGAACACAAACCTTCTGTAACTATTTCTGTTAAAGAAGAAGAATGGATTGATGTTGGAGCCTGGGTATATAAGAACTTTGACTTAATGAGTGGAGTAAGTTTCTTACCATATAGTGAACATACATATAAACAAGCACCTTATCAAGATTGTAATGAAAAGGAATATAAAGATTTGATGAATAAAATGCCTACTAATGTTGATTGGAATAAATTATCTGAGTATGAAAAATCTGATATGACAGTAGGTTCACAAGAACTTGCGTGTTCTGCTGGTTCTTGTGAGATTCAATAATGCCAGGAAAAACAATTTATTGCGATTCTTGTGATGCAGAATTTAAAATAAATCACAATATGGACGATGAATACTATGATATAAAGTATTGTCCATTTTGTGGTGAAGAACTTGATGAAGATAATGTAGATGAAGACACAGAGTAAGAAATCAAAAGGTAGAAGATTACAGAAATGGGTTAGGGAACAACTCATAGAAAAATTAAATATACACGAAGAAGACATTGAAAGTCGTTCTATGGGTGCTGGTGGTGAAGATTTAATTATGGCTAGGGCTGCAAGAGAAAAGTTTCCATATTCTATTGAATGTAAAAATCAAGAAAAATTAAACATATGGGAGTCATATAAACAGGCATCTGATAATGCTGGTAAGTATGAACCCATAGTTGTTATTAAAAGAAATAATCAAAAACCTTTAGTGTTAATAGATGCAGAATATTTTGTGAGGTTACACAATGGACATTGAACAACATTACATAGATTTATATAAAGTTATGCACCAAGACAAGAAGACTTATCAAGGTGTGAGTTTACACAAAGAAACACCCAATATTGCAAATCTTGTTCTTATAACAAATTCTGAAACAGTATTAGATTATGGTTGTGGAAAGGGTAATCAATATATAGAATCACATTTAAATATATTGTTTCATATAAAAGACGAAAACATTTATATGTACGACCCTTGTTTTTCAGAACATAGTAAGTTACCTAAAAGAAAGTTTGACGGAGTTATATCAACAGATGTTATGGAACATATTCCAGAAGATATAGTTCCAAAGGCCCTTGATACTATTTACAGTAAGGCAAAAAAGTTTGTATATCTTGCGATTTGTACCAGACTTGCACACGCAATACTACCAAATGGTGAAAATGCACATTGTACTGTAAAAGAACCAGATTGGTGGGAAAAACACATCATAAAATCCAATAAAAACAAGATTCATACCGAAGTTCACTGGTATGGAAACCACAATGATTACAGAAAATATAACACATCTTCGTAAGTCATTGATTTAATTAATATCTTTTTTTCATTTTTTTTACTTTTTTACTTGACATTGTTCTCAAAACAAGGTAATATAGAGACATAAAGTCAAGAAAGAAAGGACAAAAAAAATGACAATCGCAAATATAACTAACAACCATATGGACAATCTAGTAGATAGATTTTATAGTAATATAGATGAAAATGATATAAAAGAATGTGAAGTATTTGAAGAGTTCTTAGGTATTGCAAAAGACAAATGTAAAAACATTTGGAGTGAAGATGATTTAAATTGGATTGCAAATTATGTGTGGTTTGTTAATCTTAACAAAGCTGAGTAATTATTAAAGTTTTTTTTAAAAAACACTTGACTTGTTGTCAAAACAATGTTAATATAAAGTATAAACAATAAAGAGAGAGAGAAAAATATGGAAAAAAAAGATATATTTAATAGTCTAAAATTTGCAAAACGAATGAATGAATTTGTAGAGTATGTTTATGATTTTTATGGTAAAAATGGTATCTATGATATGGGTGCAACTAGAGATAATATCACTACTGCAACTATTGACTATCTTGCAAGTGATGATTCTTTGCCATTTTATGGTGATAGTCTTGACAGAGAAAGAGTAAGAGATATTCTTACAAGTAAGTTTAATTTAAAAGAGGTAATATAATGGAAAAATGTTTTAAAGTTATGAACGAAAAAGGTCAGACTATGACACCTTGTGGTAGTTGGTGGTATGACGAGTGGAGCCCTAATTGGAAAACACAAGATGATGAAGTAAAGTATAATACAGAAACATATTATACTGACACAGTTAAAAATGCATTTAGTGATTTAGAAGGTCAACAAAAAGGTTATTACAATATCGTGGAGTGTGATTCTGACGGCAGAGGTGATGTTTCACCTATTGTTGATGATAATGAGGATTTAAAAACAACTAGATGTTATTACAATGGAGGTAAAATTGCAGTATAGAGTAGAAATAAATTTAAATGGCCCAGACGGAAATGGATTTGCATTGATTGGTAAAGCAAAATATTTAGGAAATAAACTAGGTTTATCAAAAGATGAGATTAACACAATAGTCAAAGAAATGATGTC